GGAGAGAACAACGAGATCGAAATCAAGCTCAACATTCCACCGCCGCCGCACAAAGACTCACTCGTGAAGCGTCTGCTCACCAGTAAGAAAGACGAGACGTGATCGCTCGGTATTCTCGACCGTGGATGTATCCGAAACAAGTCGACGCGATCTTCACGCCTGAACGGTATAGCGTCATCGAGGCCAGCACCAAAAGCGGCAAGACAGTCGGTTGTATCATCTGGCTGTTCGAGCAAGCTCTCCAGGGAAAGATCGGCAACCAGTACTGGTGGATCGCGCCTGTGCGTGAGCAGTCGAAGATTGCCTTCAAGCGGTTGAAGCGATACCTCGACACGTCGCTCTATGACGCACACGAACAAGCCTTAGAGATTCACATACGTGCCTCGAATACGATCATCGCCTTCAAGACGGCAGACAAGCCCGACTCACTCTACGGCGAAGATGTCTATGCGATGGTCATCGACGAAGCGACGCGCTGCAAGGAGGACGCCTGGATTGCCGCACGGACCACGATCACTGCGACCGGTGGACCGGTGCGCGTGATTGGCAACGTCAAGGGCCGACGCAACTGGGCGTATCAACTCGCCCGTCGTGCTGAGAGCGGCGAACCTGGTTGGCACTACGCGAAGATCACTGCCTGGGATGCGATTGAGGCTGGCGTCTTAGACGAAGCAGAAGTCCTAGACGCGAAGAGCGTCTTCCGTGGTAACACAGCGGCGTTCAAGGAACTCTATGAAGCGGAACCGTCTGATGATGAAGGCTGTCCGTTTGGCACATCCGAATCTATCGGATCGTGCATCGGTAACTTCTCAACGGAGACGCCGGTCGTCTGGGGATGGGATCTTGCGAAGAGTGTTGACTGGACGGTCGGGATTGCACTCGATCAACACGGTCACTGTACGCAGCTTCTTCGGTGGCAACGACCGTGGAATGAAACCATCGATCAGATCGTTGAACTCGTCGGTGACAGACCCGCGCTAATTGACTCTACCGGATTAGGCGATCCGGTGTTAGAGTCATTACAGAAGCGTGCGAGAGCGTTGAACACGGGCGCACACTTTGAAGGGTTTAAGTTTAGCAGCAGCAGCAAGCAGCAACTCATCGAAGGACTCGTCGTGTCGATAGGCAATGGGCAGGTCAGGTATCCCGAAGGTGTCGTCACGAATGAACTCATGTCCTTCCAGTATGAGTACACGCCGACCGGTGTGCGCTACTCGGCTCCGTCTGGCATGCACGATGACTGCGTGTGTGCGTTAGCGTTAGCGGTAGAAGCTCGTCGTCGGTTTGCGAACAAAGATTGGCGACTGTTGGAATTCGATCACACGTCGTCTCACACACAAGAACGCTTAGACGCCATCCGCAAGAGTCGAGCTTCGCACGCGGTATCGCAAGCCCTTAAAAGCGACGGCGTCTACTGGCCCGAGGGTTGACTATGGATAGCTCTACAACATTTGTCGAGAAGTTGAAGGCGGCGAGTCGAGCGGTCGTCGGTGTGTTTAGTGATGACGAGAAAACGAACACCGACACGCACGGACTACTGAATGCCTTGTTCCCTACCGAGCGCGGCGATGCTCCACAACGTGGCACGAGGAACCTGCTGAATGCATATTCAGAGATGCCGTGGCTTCGTGCGTGTAGCTCGAAGATCGCCACGTCGATTGCCTCGACTCATTGGGGTCTGTACGTCCATAAGAAGGAAGGCCGCGCCGTGCGCACGAGAGCGATGCAGGTCGGCTCTGCACAGTCACGTCTCCAGGCCAGACGAAAGATGGATGACGTGGTCGAGATCGACGACCACATCTTGCTTGATGCGTTGAACTACGGCAACAGCTTACAGACCGGTCGCTCAATGATGAAGACCGTCCAGGTCCATCTCGATCTGATTGGCGATGCGTTTCTGCTCAAGCAGCGGAATGGCCTCTCAGCGCCGGTGGCGTTCTGGCCGATTCCCCCTGATTGGGTGCAGGCGACACCAACGCCCAAGACCAAGAAGTACGAGATCGGATTCCGTGGATGGCAGGGACAGATTCCAGAGACAGAGATTCTCTGGCTGAGTGATCCGAATCCGGCGAACCCGTATGGAAGAGGCAGTGGACTCGGTAACGTGTTGGCCGATGAACTAGAGACGAACGAATACGCCGGTCGACATCTGCGTCAGTTCTTCTTCAATCGCGCACGACCTGACCTCATTATCTCGCCGAAACAAAAGAGCGGCACCGACTCACCACTGCGACCTGAAGAAGTCGAACGCCTCGAACACGATTGGCTCTCGAAGAATCAAGGCTTCTGGAGAGCGTTCAAGCCGTACTTCGTCAGTCGAGAGATTGAGGTCAAGGAACTCGCCACCGACTTCCGCTCGATGCAGTTCAGCGAACTCCGGTCGGCACAACGCGACATCATCATTCAGACGTTCGGCTTGCCGCCTGAGATTCTTGGCGTCATCGAGAACTCGAACCGCGCCACCATCGAGGCGGCTGATTACCTCTTTGCGAAGTATGTGCTGACGCCGCGCCTGGAGTTCTTGCGGTCGGTCTTTCAGGAACGGCTTATCCCTGAATACGATGATCGATTGATTGTGGACTACGACTCGCCGGTGCAAGAGGACAAGCGTCACGAACTGGACGCCGCGAAAGCGAACACGTCTGTCCTGACGATTGACGAATGGCGTGAGCTGGCTGGCTATGATCCACTCAGCGATGACCGTGGTGATGTCCATCTCATGCCAGCGAACCTCCTGGAGGTCTCGCTCGGACGCACGCCGCCGCCACCGCAAGAAGTGATCGACCCTGGAAAGCCACCAGAACCAGAGACGCCAGCGACGACACCTGAGCCCGTAGCCGAGAAGGAACAGCATGCTCCAACTCGACCGCTGGTGATGAAGGCCGAAGACGACAGCAACGAGGAAGGCTTGCCGCCTCTGATTCGTATCGCAGACCGGCGAGAGGGAACGATGCGTCGTCGCCTGCTCAGTGAATGGACTGATGTGAGGGACGCCATCGACGAGCCGAAACTGTTGGACGCTGTGCGTAGTAATCGCGTGATGACGTTCATCCAACCGGCGTCCGATGCGTGGCTCGACACCATGCGTGGACTGGATGATGAGATTGCGTCGATGTGTTTGCGTGGTTCGACCTTTGCGGCTGAGGCATCGAGTATCCCACTAGCGAAGTCGGTCAAGGCTGAAGGTGATCATGTGGCAGAGATCAGCTTCAGCCAGATCAATCAGGCATCGGTCGACTATGCGTCCTCACGAACTGACTTCCTGGTTGATGCGATGGGCATTGAAAACAAGCAAGCGATACAGGACACCATCGCCACCTCGATCAAGGAAGGATGGGGGTCCGAGAAGACAGCGCGAAAGATTCGCGGCAGTATCGGGTTGACCGAGCAACACACGACCGCCATCTCACACGAAGAAGAGCGACGCCTGAAGAAAGCGGCAAAGCGTCGCGGTGTGACGATTGATGAACTGAATGAGCAGTATCCGAACGACGTGGTGAAGATTGAAGGACAGATGGCTCGCTTCACGGCGAAGCGGTATCACATGCGAGCCAAGCTCATCGCTCGCACCGAGTTGGCAACGGCGGCGAATCGTGGGCAAAACATCGTGTGGGAGAAAGCCATCGAGTCGAACGTGCTGCGGCGTGACGAGGTGAGACGGCAGTGGGTGACAGCGGGATTCGATGTGGACGCCATCTGTCAAGACCTGGAAGGAACCTTCACGAGCTTCGATGGTGGCGCGACGTTCGATGGAGGATACGTCGAACCACCGGCTCATCCGAATTGTCGATGCACGTTGATTCTCGTTGAAGTGCCACGCAAGAAGGCAGTCAAAAAAAAGACAGCCACATCAAAGCGAACCGCCAAGCCCAAAGCGAAAGGAAAGTCCACGCGTGGTCGAGCATCCGCTAAACGCTAAGTATGAGATCGGTGACGCGGCGAAAGGCGAACTCACGGTCACGCCACGCCGGTCACGTCTGGCGATTGTGGGCGGCATGCCACTTCGCCACGCCATTCCGTTCGATGATCCTGATCTCGAAGTTTGGTCGTGCAATCTGGTGCTGTGCTTAGACCAGCAGAATCAACTCAGAGCAGACAGATGGTTCGAGCTGCATCCGATGTCTGTCCAGAACGAGAACGACATGGAGTGGATACACGAGAACCCTCGACCGCTCTACACGCTCGACTATGAGCCGTCATTGCCGAAGTCGCTGCGGTTTCCGATGGAAGCTGTCGACTCGCTTGGTTATGCGAATTATTTCTCCTGCACGTTTGCGTATCAGATCGCCCTGGCTATCGTTGAGGGCTTTGAGGAGATTGGCCTCTATGGTGTGGACTTGGTCTACGGCAGCGACCGAGAGCGAGAAGTGGAGCTTCCCTCTGTCACCTACTGGCTTGGATTGTTTCAAGGTCGTGGTGGCCGACTGGCCTTCCCTGCGCATAGCTCGACCCTGCATCACCGCTACCGCTACGGCTATGACTACTGGAACGAGAAACGCTGGACCGAGCAACGAGTCAGGAACCTAAACCTCGACCGCGCTGATCACATGAGCCAGGTGGAGCAGCTTCTCTCCTGATGCCGATCAGGATTATTCGACACCGTTGGATGTTTCCTATGGAGTCGTGTCGCGTATATGACGGTGACACGCTCATGGAACTCACGGTCGATCTCGGCTTCAATGCGACGCTTACCATCACCGGTCGACTCTACGGCATAGACACGCCAGAAGTGCGCGGCCCTGAGCGGCAGCAAGGATTAGAAGCACGAGACTGGCTACGAGTACAGATTAACAAGGCCGAGCAGGTTCTGATTGAAACGCGCCCACCCACCGAAAAGGCTCAAGGAAAGTTCGGTCGATGGCTGATCACGATCTGGGCTGATGGCGTGAACCTGAACGACTCGATGGTTAAAGCGCAGATCGCTAAACGTGTCACGTATTAACAGCAGGAGAACAGTGATCCATCGATCCACGTCGATTGCTCGTGCGATTGAGACCGAGCTACAACGCTGGCAACCGTTCATCGACGCCTCCACTGACTTGCGGCAGGTTCACATCTCGGTGCGTCTTCGCCCTGGGTCATGCGATACGCGGTCCGTGGTTGTCGGTATGGAACACGAACGATCTACATCGTCAAAAAACGATCACGATTGAATTATTGACACCCGTCTTTCTTTCTGGCAAGCTACTGGCTGACATCTAATTCCGCTGTTTCCGCGCCAGGATGAGGTTCGCGGTAGAAGCTGACACACGTCAGTCTCTACCGCTTTTTTTATGCCTAACTCTATGCAGACTTCAGACACGTCTCCGGTTCTTGAGTTGTCGACATGGAAGCAACAGATTCGCAACGGCGAAGACAGCACGGACGCCATCGTCAGGAAGCAGTCCGTGGCTGTGACAGAAGACCTCGGCAATCGGCAGATCAAGTTCACGATCTCGACGAGCGGCGTCGACAGAGAGAATGACCGACTGAGCGCCGACGGCTGGTCGTTGAAGTCGTATCGGAAGAACCCTGTCGTCATGTTCGCCCACGATTACAAGCAACTGCCGGTCGCACGAGCCGTGTCAATCACACAGCAAGATGGCAACTTGATCTCGACGGCTGAGTTCGCGACGGCTGACTTGAATCCGTTTGCCGATACGGTCTACCGGATGATCAAGGGCGGCTTCCTGAACGCCGTCTCTGTCGGGTTCCGACCGCAGAAATTCAAGTCTGCTGAGCGAGACAATGGGCAGCAGGGCTTCGACTTCGAGGAACAAGAACTGCTTGAATATAGCGTCGTTCCCATTCCGGCCAACCCTGA